GTAGGGTGAGTCGTATCCTCGGCGGAAGACGATGACGCGCCGCTCTCGGCGTTCTGTGGCTCGTCACCTTCGGCTTGGTCGGCTGGCTGTTCTTCGGGCCGGTCGTCGGCGTTCTCGTCGGGCATTCGATGGTGTTCCGGTGTGGAGATATGATAGGTGTTCGGGTCGGTCTATACTACTGTCGCGTTGGGTTAGGTGAAGAGTTGCGCGTACCCCCCACCCAAGTCCTTCGGGTCGCCATTGCTGTCGAGTTCGTTGTACCCCTTTGAAGAGTCGTTGACACCGTTGTTGAAATCCTCTTCCGACCGGTGGGTGAACCCTGCTGTTGCGAACCCGTTGAGCTTGACACCAGCCGCCTTAATCTGCTGAAGCGAGTTGATGTACTGGTTGACTGTGAGATTTGACGAATCCAGCACCGACTGTTCAACCGTAATGTCAACCCGTGCGGTCTCGGTGTCGAAGGGTTCGTCAAGTACGATTTGCTCCGGGTCGGCGTCGAGAGCGACCGCCGAGACTTCTTTGAAGTCGTCCACGGTGCCACCCGCGGTGACGGTCTTGTGAGCGAGGATGATGCGAACTCGGTACACGTCGTCGCTCTCCCCGTCTTTCCGCGGGGTCAGATACTTCCGGCCGATGTAGTCGAGTTGTCGGTCTTGCGCCAACTCGACGTAGTGGGTGAACAGCGTTTCATCCCGGGCGTCTTCCCAGTCGCTCGCCACGTCGTCCATCGTTTCGATGAACGCACCCCACCCTTGGTTTTGGTCGGTGTCGAAAACAGGCAGGGTGTGGGCGTGAAGACGTGCGCTCGGCTGTTCGGGGCCGGCCGGCTCGACGCTCGCCAAGAGCCGTTCGCGGGTGCCGAGCGGCCCGCCGAACACGCCACTCCGGGTACCGACGCGCGAACCGACTCGCATCATGCTTTCTCCACCGTGGTGGTACTCACCGTTATGTCGGCCGCATCGATACGACCCACCTCGAAGTCGCCAATGGCAACGTCGGTAGTACCAGTGGGTGACGAAGACGTGCCGATGTTCACGGTAGGCGCTCGGTACACGTCTTCAACGTTCATGATGGCACCGAACACCTTGTCATAAATCACGTCGTCGCCGATTTTCTGACCCGAGTATTCGCGCCCCTCCGGGCCGGTGCCACCAGCGTAAGCAACGATGTTTCGCTTAATCGTTTCGACGCCGGTATCCGACTGAAACGTGTCGAGAACGTCCACCGATGCGTCAACGTACACCCGGACCTCACTCGCGTATTCCATCGATTCTTGCACCTCACCACCGTCGGTGGCGATGGCGGTGCCCGTCGTCGCGCCGGATGATGGGATACCCGCGCTTCTGGTGTCGAATATCTCTTGGGCTATTTTGTCGTTGACACTCGCGTTGTTCGGTGCGAGCACCGTCACCCGGAACCCGTGGGCGTCTATCCCGTTGGACGCCGAGTTGTCCGTATTCTCTTCGCCCCGAACCGACTCGACTTCGGGGACGTTGAAGACGTTGGCTTCAATCGCCGGCAACGACGCCTTGGCGTTCAGTGCAAGCGATTCTTCGTAGCGTAGCCGATACTCGTTATCGGTCTCGCGGTCGCGGCCACTCACGAAGTCATAATCGGTACCGTCTTGCCGAGTGCCCGCCTCCCCGGTCGGCTCAAGATTCGTGACTTCGATGACGCCGCTCACCGGGTCTATGATTTCATCGATGGATTGAGCCGGCACGTTAGTATCCACGCCCAACAAATCGACATTAATCCCGAGTTCGGCCGCCTCTTGGGCGTTGAGTGCTTTGATTGGTACTTTGCGAGCGTAGGCTTCCCCTTCGGGGATGACCGCCTTCTCGGTAGTTCTGAACGGGATTCGGCGAATGTCTTGGTCTTCGTTGATGGAAGTGGCGACCCGCGTCCCGCTGCTGATTAGCTGCCGTTCTGACGTGACTCCCTCGAATCGAACTTCCCCGGTCGCACCACGCCGCGGGATTCGTCCCACGCCGGTCACGCCAAGCACGTGGTCCAACTGTGGCCCCGCGGCGTAGGGGTAAAAGGCCGACCAATACGTGTTTTCGAGGCTTTCCCAAAGGTCTACCACCTCAATCGAAAACACGTCTATGAGGTGGCGGGGTGGCGAGCCGCGAGACCAATCGGTGTCGGGCATGCGCCGCTTGGCCTGATTCACCATCCGCTCTTGTATCACATCGATATGCGGCCGGGAGAACTCCCCATCCGGCTGCGGTCCGTACTCGACACTGTTGTTCGCGTTCATGCTGATTTACCTCCTAAGTTCGCCGGGCAATTCGGCCAATGGCGTGTGAATCCTTGACCGCGACCGGTCTCAATCCGCGTCGTACAAAACGGACACTCAACTATCTGTTCTCTTTCCGACCCGCCCGATAATGGGACTGTTTCAGTGCTCATGATTGAATCAGCGAAAACCGTTGTTCGACCGCCCTATCAGTAGTACGCATCTTCCCGCACCCCAAAGTCGAACTCGAAGTAACGTCCGTCGAGTAGCTTCACTTCGATGGCGGCGTTGATGTCGTACCGGTCTTGACCCTCCTTCGAGAGTTCGATATTCGGGATACTTTCGACGCGTTCGATACCTTGGGCTTCGGGTCCAATCGCGCCCCGAATCGCCATCTTCAGTTGCTCGTTGCTGGTTCCGATGGCTTGGAACACGTCGAGTCCGTAGTCATCCAGAAACGGGTGCGCGCCCTCCGGAGTGAGTAACGTGACTTTGAGGTGTTGAACGACCGCATCAACGTCGTGTTTGGGAATGATTTTTCCCAACTCCCCGAAGGCAATGTCGGCGTCGCTCGTCACTGACCACGTGGTGCCATAGGTCTCTCCGGGGTCGGTTCGTTTATCGTTCGGTTGTAGTGGGTCTTTGTTCTCGCTTTGGCTCATGATTACAACGTGATGTTCGTGCTTGTGTACGTCCCGTCACGCCACCCGTAAAGCGTCCAATCGCTTGTCAACCAGTACAGGTATCCGTTTGGTACCGAATCGATGGAGTCCGGGAGTTCGATATACGCGTCGTTCGATGGGTCGGAAACGGTCGGGTCCGGGTGGTCCGCTCGCCGCGGGAAGAGGAACCCGAGCGAGTCGTAGAATTGGAAGTTGACGCGGCTTGTGAGCGTTGCCGCTAACGGGTTATCGTATGTAGTGGTCGCCGATGCTGGTGTGACGAACGGTTGCTTATCTTCGGTGGTTTCGCTCGGCTCGCCATCGCTATCCAAGTTCGACGGGTCCACCCGCTTCGCGTCCGGGTCGCCAATCGTGGCGTCCCCTTCGAGAACTACGGTTCCGTCATCGTTCGCGGCGATTCGCACCCACTTGTCCGTCTCTTCGGTGGTGGCGTCGTCCGGAGTACGGAACTCGACGCCGGTCTCGGTGGCTCGAAGCCGGGTGCTCTTCCCGTCGGGCCGCTCGACGGTCGCGGTTGCACCCGCATCGTCAACCCGGAGTTGCTTCGAGCCGTCGCCGGTTTCGAGCGTCGCCAACCCCTGTTGGATTCGCATTCGGTAGCCGCTCGGGTGCTCAACCACCGCGGCACCGTCCCCGTGCTCCGGCTTATCGATGGACATGAACGTGCCCGATTCGTGGAACAAGAGGTATTCGCTCGGTCCGTGGTCGGGTACGGTGTCCGGGTCGAACCACATCCGTGGGAACACCACGCCGTCGTGAAACGAGTGGTTTCGGTGGACGGGGATGTTGTCAACGTGCCCCTTCCGACTGATTAGGTCTTCGAGCGGGAGTGAACAGCAAAGCAAGAACGCTTCGTCACCCGGCCGTATGGGGTAGATTTCACCGTACCCGTCGCCGGTGTACGGACTTGCGATTGGGGCGTTCTTATCCAACACCTCTTCGCGGTCTTTCCGCGCGATTTCACACCGTCGGTTCTGGCGGTCTACCTGTTTGACGACCACGGGGATGACCGTGTAGGTTGATTGTAACTCCCGCCGGATGTACCGCTGAAGGATGGGTTGAATGTCGTTGAAGAGTGCCATTGTGAGAGAACCAGTGTGAAATCAGCGAACTCCGGTACCCGTGCGGGATTCGATTGACCGACCGGGGAGTGATGCGTCGTAGTCGGCACCCACATCCACCAGTGTCCCGCTGGTGTGGTGGTTGCCGCCGCCGGTGGTCGAACTCGAATGCTCGTACTGAACAACCCTGTACGCCCCGTCGTACTTCACCGAGTTCACTTGAACCACTATGTCCTTGTGGATGGCCGGTTCAAGCATACACTCAAATTCGAGTTCGTCAGAACCCCCTGTTTTCGATGACTTTCCGCTCGCTTTCCCGATGTTCAAGAGGTTCAAATCGGGGTCCAGTCTCAGGCCACTCGGTCGAAGAGTGTCTTTTTGAATGAAGTGTAACCGACCCGCTTCGGCGTACCATTCCCATTGCTCTTCTGAGCGTTTCTGTGCTTCTTGCACCAGTTGGTCCAACCAGTACCGGGTTGGCCGGTCTTCGTTCACCGACCAATAATCCTCTATCACTTCGCCAACCGAATCGATTTGTCCCGCACCCAACCCCGCTTCGGCAGCGAGTTCGACCGCGATTTGGTCCGGCGTCCGGTTGTTCCACGTCCGGTCGGTCTTGTAATCCAGCAACGTCGCGGACTCGTCTACACCTTTGATGTTGTACTTCGCATCCGGGGTTTGTGGCGATGCGCCGGCGTCATCGATGCTCGCAATGATGACCGGTAGGGTCTCGGTTTCCATCCACCCCAACGAGACTTGCGCCCGCTCGCCGTCTTTGATACCGCTCCATGTGGAAAGTGCGAGGTTGTATAGGTCAACTTCCATGCTGAGGTCGCCGTCCCGGGGTTTCTTCACGGATATGTCCATGTCCACGTCCCCGGGTTCGCCGATGTGTTGTGCCTGTACGCCGCCGGCGATTACCACTCGCTCTTCTTGAAAGATGGGCGATGGCATTATCTATCAACCTCGAAAGCCTTGTGCGGCGGTATCCCGAGCACCGCCATCCACGGCTCGTATTCCACGGTTTCGCGGGTGAGTTGCGAATACAACCTATCCGACTCGCTCGCTTCGTACTCGACGCCTTGGTAGGCGTCGTTATCCGGACCCGGGAACACCAGCATCTTTATCTCGTTGCCGAGTAGCGACCCGCTCACTCGGTCGTGCGTCCACGAATCATCGTAGAAGATGACCCGGTAGTGGTCGCGGTAGGTGTATGGGTAGTTGACGAGACACGGAACGTATGCCTCTTTGTCCTCTTCCGGAACCGGGGTATCCGGAACCTTCGGGATGACTTGACCAACCCCCATGTGCTGAAGTGACCAAAACCAGCACTGTCGGGAGTTCTGCCAATCGAAGCGCGTTCTGAAGATGATACCTTCGACCGCCGGAGTCTCAAATTCGAGGTACAGCGGTTCCAACGCCGCCACCGGGTCTTCAGGTATGTCTACCGCTGGTGGAAAGTCGAACGAGACGCCTTCGGGTATCTCACGGACCATTAGACGGCGAACCCTCCACCACCACGGCCGCGGCCGGTCGTCCCTGTTCGCGCCGGCGCACCGCTCGAATTGCCGCCACCGCCCGCACCGGCCCCCGCACTCGAAGACTTCGACCCGGTGACGCCCACGGCCCGCACCGACCCGCTGGTGGTCTGTGCCTGTTGCACCTCCACTACTTTGATGGATACTTCGACACCGCCGCTCGACCCCTCGTTAGTCACTTCCAAGTCTTCGAGCGTCGCCTTCGGAAGCGCCGCGATAGTCGAGAGAAAGCGGAACGGAACCTTTCGCTTCCGGAGCTGAACGAGCGCGTGAAGTTCGCGGGGGTTGACCCACCCATCTATGGTTGCTTCTTGCGCTTCCGCTCCGGACCGGGTGCGCCACTCGTAGCCGCGTTCGGTCTTGTGCTCCGGGGCGTTCACCCCGCCGGATTGCGAGTCGCTGGTGTGGCCCTTGACTTCCACACCGCCGACGTTGGCGATGACCCGGCCGGCGATACTCTTCCACTCCGGAACGTTGCTAATCTCCGCTGCACCCATGCTTCGCTCCTATCGTGTTCGTGTTCGCGTTCGATGTTGGTTCTCTCATGTTGGGATTCACCGGTTCTGGTTCTCTTCGTCGCGCCACAACTGTGCTTCGAGCGCCTTGGCCGTCCCCTTCTGAGCCTCCGGCTTGACGACGTTTCTACCGAACTCTTCCACGTCCTTCCAACTGAACGAGTTGGCGTCGCCGAACTTCACGTCAGATATGCTTATCTTGTTCGTGATTTGGATGGGTTGGCCGGTCGGGGCGCGTTGACCGCGACCCTGTTCGCGCTCGGGTTGGCCCCGTCGGCCATCATCCGGCGGTCGCCGACCCGTTCCCGGACCACGACCCGGACGGTTCGGCATGGGTCTCTCGCGGTCGCCCGGAGCACCCGGTCGGTTGGTCGGTTCTTCAGTGACGTTTTCGGCGGCCATCGGAACCGTCTGTTGGGCCGCCGCTCCGGCTTCGGCCGTCGCCACTTCCGGGCCACCGGCACCGCCCGGGGGTGCGACCGGACCGGGTGGTTGAGCCGGTGTCTCGGCTCGAATCGGTCCGGCCTGCTGGACACCAGCGGCGGCGTCCCGACCACCGGCGGCCAACTCACGGCGAGCGCGCATCGCCGAGTCTTCGATTGAAGCCCCCGCCGCATCACCGGCGTACCGTATCGGCTCGCCGGGTTGGCGGGCCTGTTCGATTCGCGGTTGAACACTCGGCTGTTGTTCCGGGCCTTCCGCGGCGATTTTTGCCGTCCCTTCGGCGTTCAGGTTGCCCGCCGCCGCTTCGGCGAGTTGAGACGCCGCCCGCTCGACTGCCGTCCGGTCGGCC